TCCTTTGAGAAAGGAAGTTAAAATCTTCTATGATGGAAAATTGCAAATAACCGAATCTGTAAAAAATGTTTTTGGTTTAGGAATCCCAAAGAGCCCTACTTTTCATACTTTAAACCATACTAATCCTAATCTTGTTAGTTACTCCGCTTCCTCAGGGGTAGCTCCCTCTATTTTACCTGGGAGCTCTTTTACTCCTTTTATTCTTGGGGGAGGTTACACTGATACCTTAGAGACTGGAGGATTTATGGGTAGCAATACAAATAGCTACTATTCAAGAAACAGTAGTATGCAAGAAGCAGCTCTGCTAAATAATAATAACTCCAAAAGTGGACTGTTTGGTTTCATAGGGTTACCTTTACTTTATAGTAGAGCTTTAACAGAAAAAGAAGTTCTTAAGAATTTTAACCAAACAAAAGCTTTCTTTAAAAATATTAAATTAGACTAATGACTAAATCTAGAAATACTACTCTTTTTACACCTATTGAATTTGTAACTACTTCAAAAGTTACACAGACAATGGGGATTTCTTACCCCTTAAAGAAAGATTCACAAGGAGGCTTCTTTACTAAGGAAACGGATCACTTTCTTATAAAAAATAATTTAAGACAACTTATCTTAACAGAGAGAGGAGAGAGGCCCATGCAACCTTCCTTCGGTGTACAATTAAGATCAAAGCTATTTGAGCCTCTAGACTCTTTCTTGCTTAATGGGATTAAAGAGGACATTAGAGAGACAATCGCTATTTATGATAAGAGAATTAGAATTACTTCTCTTCTCGTAGAAGAAGATGTAAGCCTTCGAAGTAGAGGCTTAAATAAAATTTATATTAAACTATCTTTTGTTATAAAAGATTTTCCTACTTTTGTAGACACCTTGGAGATTACCATTTAATGAGTTACGACCGTTCAGTACCATGGAGAGGGCTTACTAATAGAAAAGCTCCTGATCAATTAGTTACTTCTGATTTTATTAAAGTAGCACAGTTAAATGCAAGTAATACCTTACCCCCTATTGATTTTACATCACAGGATTACGAGGGTATCAAAAAATCTTTAACGGATTACCTTAAAGCTTTTTACCCTTTAGACTACAATAATTTTGTGGAGTCTGACTTAGGAATGATGCTTGTGAATACTATGGCTTACATGGGAACCACTCTTTCCTTAAAGGCGGATATGCTTGCAAACGAAAATTTCCTGGAAACAGCCAGGGTACCTGCTAATGTTAGAAAGCTGCTTCAATTAATTGGTGTAGACATGAGAGGTCCTTTAGCTGCTAAAGCTAATGCTAAGTTGACTCTGGACTCCTCACCCCAAGGTGATTTCAAAATAACAAAGGAAGAAAGGAATGTAACAGTCATTTCTGACAGAGATGGTCAACCTGTGTCTTGGGTGCTTTATTACTATGATCATTCTACGGGAGAGATTTTATTAGATGGAAAGTCTGATCTAATTATCCCTCACGGAGACTTTGATAATGGAACTTCTATAAGTAATCTTATTCTCTTAGAAGGGTTTTTAAAGGAAGAAGAAGGCTCTTTTGTTGATATCGACGCAGTTAAGTATATCTACTTAAAGGAAGCTCCAGTAGTAGAGGGAAGTATTCAAGTCTCCTCTTCAGAAGGAATGTGGGAAGAGATTGATAGTCTTTACCTTGCTTCAGGATCGGATCATAAAGTTTTTGAGAAAGTGTATGACGACAACTATGGAGTAAAACTTATTTTTGGAGATGGTATTAGGGGTAAACCTCCAATCTCTGGGGATTCTTATACAGTTCTTTATAGAACAGGAGGAGGTTTTCGGGGTAACATAAAAAATAATTTTCTTAACAAAAATGTGAAGGGTATTGATTTAGTTACAGGGAGTCCTCTCATAAAAGGTAATTATGTAAACACTACTATTAGTACGGGAGGTCAGAATGCAGAGTCGGTAGACCACGCTAAAAAGTATGCGCCTTACTTGTTTAGATCCCAATACAGAGCAGTAACAGGAGATGACTATACTGCGATTTCCAATGCTTTTCAAAGCTCAGTAGGTTATGGTAAGTGTATTGCTGTTAATAGACAATCAGGTGCTTCTTCCAATATCATTGACATTTATTGTATTGCTGTAGCAAATGAGATTCACTTAGAGAGAGCATCCTTACAATACAAGCAAGAACTTATTGAATACATGAATGAGTTTAAAATGATTGCTGTTGAGATTGTAGCTATTGATGCACTAATTAGAACTTTAGATTTAGTAATAACAATTATGCTTAAAAGAGAGGATAAGCCAAATGAAGAAAGGATTAAGGTAGGTGTAGCTTCCAAAATAAAAAGACTTTTTCATGCAGATAATGTTGACTTTGGAGAAACTCTCTTTTTAGGAGATATCGTAGTGAAAGCTATGGAGGAAGAAGGGGTTACTTACACAACAGTAGACAATATCAAAGAGGATATTTTTCTGATGTACAATGAAATTATACAATTAAACAATATAGAGATTAACGTAGAATATGTATAGAGATTCCCTTGACCGAAAGTATTTTCAGCATAATTATATTGATGTTGTAGCTAAATTTGTTCCTCAAGTTTATTTTGAGGAAGAGGAACTCCTGTATGGAAAAGAAGAAAACATTATTTACACAATGATAAATAGGGTTGCTGCTTTCGCCTCTGAGTTTAATTCCAACATTGTGACCCTGGAGAGTGATTACACAGCAAAGGAAATTAGTTCTTTCTTTACTAATAACCACAATAAAACAAGTGTAGATGCCTCTTTAATTCAGAAGATTCTTCTTGACCCTTTAGGGGAATTATTAGTAGACCAAGGGTTTCCTTCATTACTTTCTGAATTTGAATCTGTAAGTGATTTACGACAAGCTCTCGTTTCAATAATTTTACCTCATTTGTTTCCTGGAAATACAAGTAATGAGATGAAAAACAATCTCAATAGCCAATTAGGGATGGCGTTAAGCTCTGAGCAAGAATGGCAAACATTCTTTTTAAATAATCTTGGGTTACTTTTTCCTTTAGCTTCACCAGGAAATCACGATGCCGCACTAGCACCCGCAAGTCTTCGTCCCTATCATACTTTTATTGAACTCATTGTTAACGTTTATGAAAATGGAATAACAATTGATACGGGAGATTGTGTTAAAGGTTTCTATAATTATCTCTGGATTAATACCGATAATATCCTTTCTTTTAATTCGTATATTCCTTCTATTTTAAACAAAAGAAACGCTACTGCTGACGGGTTAGAGCAAGATTCCCAAACTTCGGGTGTTCAACATCTTGAAAGAATAAACACTTACATAGATATTATCTATAATTCTAATGATAAATCTTCTAGGGTTTTAGCCGATTCTATCCACACTTTAAATGAAGGAGGTTACCTAGAAATAACAGAGGAGGCTGCAGGTCCTTTTATAAAATTCTTAAAAGGAATGGGTTGTTCTTTTCATGATATTAAATCTACTGTTGACGGGATAGGTGATCTTCTTGACATAGATCAATGCCCCCGTGAATTCTTCGAATATTTAGCTCGTTACCTAGGATGGGCTTTACAAGGAAGTGACTTTACTCACTGGAAGGCTCAGTTAAGGCAAGCAATTTATGTTTACAAATCTAAGGGAACTCGAAAAGCTTTAGCAGGAGCATTAAATAGTTTATTCACTATTGACCACTTTAATGTGGATAGAGACTTAATAGAATGTTGGGAATCTTATATTCCTAACATGCTTTACTACATTTTAAAAACCGAATCTCCTATTTTTGAAGACGAGCTATCAGGAGAAAGAGCCATTCTTTGTGAAACTTTCCTTAAGGATGGAATTCAAGCCCTACTTCCAGACTACTTCAGAATTCCTAAAACTTTTGATAAACAGCTAAGAACTGCTGTCGATTACCTCCTTGCCAGGGTTCATCAAGATACAAAGTTTATGATGTATGGTAATCAACCTTGGGAATTCCAAAAAGTGCATGATCTAGGAAGAGATACAATTGTTCCTCCTTTTGAGAGAGATAATTATTATAGATACTTCGAGGTAACTAAACCCCAACTACAATCTTTAAAGAAGTGGTTAACAGCTCCAATTTGTAGTGGAGGCTTCGGAGTTGACGCAGACACAATTGAGTTTATGTTCGATTACGTTAGAGGTGCTGCAATGTACCTTGAAGATGGTTTTGGTACTCTTGGGGTTGGAAAGAAAAGATGGAAGTTCTTGGTTAGTGACTTTCAGTATCCTACAAATAGAGCGGAGTCCATTAAGAAAGGAGAAGTGGCTTCTTTAGACTACTGGTGCTCTAAATCTTCAGAGATTTTTGTAATGTTGGAGTTAGATGCTTTCCATTATATGCCCGCTGACCCTACATCTAGGGCGTGGGGAGAAGATGCTGTAGAGGTTCTTTCAAAAACACTGCAAGAATTTATTCCTTTTCACCTCCACTTAAATCTTCACTTCTACAAAGAAATGGAAGAGAAGTACCCAATCCCTCCTTACTGTTTCTTTGCAGTTATTTATCCAACTAGAACTTTTGAACACAACAAAAGTTTGCTTACTAATCCTAAAGTAGGCGGTTTTAATCTAGCATCAGGTACAGGAGAAATCTTTAATAACAATATAGGGCATGGTATAGATTTTCCTTTAAAAGAAATGTATAAAGAGCATCAAAGTATGCCTCCTGTTTCTAGTACAGTTTGGAGAGGTATTACAGACTACACAGACACGATGATATCGAATACTGATGTAGAACGTAAATCTATACGAAGAAAGAGCTTATACCAAGCTACCCCTACTGACAATTTGCATTATAGAGATGGAAAAGCACAACCTGCACCTTTACAATTCCTGTCTGCTTCTTCTATCCTTCCCCCTCATGCAGATTTTATGTACACCCCCCAGTTTCTAATGAAAGGGTATTTACCTTCTGAGGAAAGGTATGCTCCTTCTTACCTCCAAAGAAAACCTGCTAACGGTTTTGTTACTACAGTTAATGTAGATCCTGTTTGGGATGCTTCTGTTGGGGATGTTTTAGGAGACACTCACTATGGTGTAGAAGTTAGGGATTTTTTCCCCATTCGTAACTCTACTACTTTATGTGCGTCTGCTTTACAGTATAGAGATGGAATGACTCCTGGCACGTTTGAGCTTTGGAAGTTAAAGGATTCTCTTGAGACAAGTGAAAATTTAATTAGGAATGGAGACTTTGCCGACGAATGGGAAGATGACTGGGTAGATATTTCAGAAGAGGAAGGAAGTATAGAAAGAGTTAACCTACAGGACATTGTTGCTTTAAAGCTAAATTCAAAACATTGGCCAACTGCTTCTTTAAGTACGTCTTACCCTCATGTCGCAGGAGTAGAACAAACGTTAACAGGATTAAAACCTTTCACAGAGTATAAGGTTTCTTATAAAACCAAGTTAAATCCCTTGGACTCTTTAGATGGTTATAACAATGGAGTTATTGCTACGGTAAAGAATGAAGCAGAAGAAGGATCTACTCTTCACTGGAATTTCTCTTATGACAAAGAGGACACAAATGCTCCTTCTGAAGGTGTTTGGATGAATTATAACCAGAATAAGGCTAACAAATTAAAGTTTTGTCCTTCCTGGGGAAATAATAAACCAGAGAGTGATATTCTAGATAACTCTTTTACTTTTGTAACTTTCGATCATCCTCACAACATAAAGCTTCAATTTTGGGGAGGAGGCTCTTTAACAGCTTCTGCAGTGAATACTACCCTTACAAGTGAGTACGATGAGTTAGACCACAGTTTATTTTGTGACACTTATATTACAGATGTTTCTGTAACAGAAGTTAAAGAATCTAATTTTAACTTAGAAGGTTTAGATTTAGGAGAAGGTGTTGCTAGATTATGGCATGAATACAACAGATGTAACAAAGCTATGAACAGTGATACTTTTGACGGAGGCTCTACTTTAGTGTCTCATATCGCAGGTCCTCACTTAAAGGGAGGGTATCTAGGGACTACTTGGGATACTAGTAATATCGAAATTCTAACAGGGGTAACAAAAGACTACCCTGGTGCAGAACCCATATTAGGGGAAGAGTTTCTTCCTTCTTATGGTTTTGAAACTTCGGCGGGGTGGACAGCTTCCTCCAAAGTAATTTTATCTTCCTTAGACTTTGATGATACCTTAAATTCAATGTTTTACACTCAGAACTCTGGATTTGAAGGAAATGATTGTTATACTGAAGGTAACTTTGAAGTAGGGAGAAGACCCTGCGTTTTATCTTTTTACTGGTCCGCCTCTGGCATGGCTGGTACCACGAGTGGGTCTCCAACTGTTCGGTTACACAATGAAACTAAGAATTATGATTATTCCTTTAACTTAGCTAAATGGATTCCTAACATTGATACCATAAATGATAAAGAGTACTGGAGAATTGGTACAGAAGATATTGCTGCTTTACCTACAAATGCTTCCTTTAGTGATATGGGATGGCATTACTTTGAAACCGTAATTTACGCTGATTCCAACTTCCAATTGAGTGATAACTACAAATTATACATAGCGGCAGAAGCTGAGGCTCAAATTTACAATAGTGTTGCTGCTTTCACTTTAGTTTCCTTAAAACCTATTTTAGGGTGGAGAACTTCTGAGTTATTTGATAATACTCATTTTGATGTTTTCCCTGAAAAAGCTCATGACAATTCTGTTTTCTTTAACTTTGGCGATAAGTTAAATGCAGACCCTACGGATGGGACTAGTTTTAGTTTTATAACAGATGGGGGAGTAGACACAGTTAATATGATTAAACATATCGGTCCTGAAGAATTTTTTAAAGATTCCATGCGTATTGATTTAGATTCTTGGGATTTGGTTAATGCTCGTGTTGTTAATAACATTAAGTTTTCAGGTTTTGGTGCTTACCCCTCTTTATCCAGAAACCCAGAGGATATTACATTTCTTAACAGCTTTGGCACCCATTGGGATAATAATATAATTGAAATGGATTATAGTGATGCAGGTACTACTAAGGTTACTAGTAAGCCCTTTAACTTAAGAATAAACACTCCCATTGCTTTTTCTATAGCTGCTTTAGAATTAAATAGTGTGTCTACTACTAACCCGTTAAGGTTCACTCTTAGAAACAAACGTTCTGGGAAGTACTTCGATTTCTCTACCTCTACTTTTGTTTCTTCTCCTTCCTACTGTTCCTCCTTTATAGATGGTACAGTTTCTACTGGAGTATGGGGTGAGATTTATGCGGTTTTTAATTCCTCCTTGTTTAAAGAGTCAGATGATTTTGAAGTAGAGGTTACATTAGACAGTCTCCTTGCAGATTCCTCTAATAAGAAATGTTACTTAGGACCTATCAAAGTAACAAGTTTAACAAATAATAATCTTGAACCTGACGCTAATTACACTATTTCAATCTCAAATAGAAATAACTCTTTTAATGAAGAAGTAGGTGTTGCTATCCGTACAGAGGACATTGATGGGGTTTCTTGGTACTTTGATTTCACTCGTCAAAGATGGGAAGCTAGAAAAACTGGGGACAGGGATTTTCCTTTTCATACTTTTAAAGTAGGATATACCGCTTACTACCAGGAATCCTCAATTTATTTTAATACCTTTAATGGGAGAAGAAACGTTCCTTCCTTTGCCTCTCAATGGGAACATAGGAATGGACCTATATGTACTCGTGACAGAACTTATGAAGTAATAGTCTTTAGAAATACAAAACAACAAAGATCTAACATTAATACTATTGTAAACCCTGACGACCCCTATGTTGACTCTAACTGTTTTGAAACAATTAGATTAAATACCTTAGTTTCTGTTGGGTATGTGAGTATAATAAATGAAGATAACAAATCTTTTTACTACGATAAAAATAATATTACAACATATAAAGGCTTAGGTCATATTTATAAAGATATTTTTGATGTTTATGGAGAGGATTTTTTAAGCAGGGATGCTTCTCTTTCCCAATTTAGCTATAATGGAGGGGCAAGATCACTTTATCTCGATAGTTATGGTTTTGATTATGATCATGCCGCTACTAAATATGGGCAGATGGATGCGAACGGAAGCACAGAAACTATTTTAGGAAATAATTCAAACAGTTACGAATTCGAAGAATAATGAAAGGAAACGTTTCAATTTATATGTATAAGGACTATGAATCAACTTTGGTTTATGAGTCTGAAAATCTCGTTGTTGATGGTGCTAAAACAGCAGTGGTAGATATGTTAACTTTTGATCGTCCTGTTTCTTCCTTAAGTAACTTAGAGGATATAGTTGATCCTAATAATTTCACAATAGCTGCTATGTCCTTAGGCCCTTCTAGATTCGATTTAGATAATAGAACAGAAACGCTTACTGAGTCAGTAAGTGGGACAAATAATAAGTTTCCTATTCTAGCAAAACCACATGATAAAACACTTCAACCTGTGGATACTTCTAACACCTTTGGGCATCACTTAAACTACTATGAGTTCTCCTCACAGGTAGAAGGGATCAACCAATTAACTGATCCCTCTGTTTATGAACCACTGTTGCATTTTTATGGGGGGTATCCTAAGTCTGACACTTCAAATGCGAACTCTAGAAGTTTTATAGACAAAAATGGTTTCATCCATCTAAATCCAGATATGTTGAAAAACCAAACACCTTCTATAGATGAATCAACAAATGGTGTAATTGTTTCCAGTGTTGGAACTGTAAGTGGAATTGAGAACCAAGAGGTAGAATATATCTTTTCCCTATCTCAATCTGATTTCGAAGGTTTGTGGGACAATTTTGGAGGGATAGACACCTTAGGTTTATGGGTTTGGGATAGAAAGTACAATGCTCGTTACATAGGGGATCCTCCTTACATTCCTAAAGGAGTAGCAGCTACTGGAGGTAGTGGAGGTAAACATCCCACAAGCCTATATAATTTTGAAGATGTAAAAGCATTTCCAAAATTTAAATTATTTGCTAAGAGAATAGTGTTTCCCGATGGTTTACAAATCAATGAAACAAGTTATGACTGGCTAACTATTAAATGGAAAATTAGATTCTAATGAATTTTCAAGAACTACTTAAAAACGCAAAGGGTCACTTAGAAGTTGTAAAACTGTATGATGACCACGAAGAAGTTGTATTCTCAGATCATAATGTTATTTGTTCTGGCTTAGCTGCTAACATGGCAGCTATGTACTCTTCATCAGGATTAGATGTGTCATCGTACCAAATGAATATTTTCCAACTTGGAGAAGGTACAGATGCCACTATTGGGGATACGGTAGTTCCCAATGTCTTACAAACTCCTCTAGACTGGTCATCCTACGGTGAGAATGCTTTAATGGCTTTAGATAAAACTACAGGTACTTTACAGGATTTAAGTGATGCTAGTCTTTCAACGGGAGAAGCCTTCTTAGTTTTACCTCAAACGTATGTAGATAAAGTTAACGATAGTACAGTAAGATGGAATCTTCACGTAGACGAAAATACAGCCAATGGGCAAACACTAACAGAAATTGGTTTATTTACTAATAATCCCTTCGAAAAAGATTTAACTGCTGAAGAAAGGATAACTTGGATTTGCGCTTACAGATTCTTTGGAGACCCTTCTACAGGGCAAGGAATTTATAAAACACAGCATTTTGCTTTAGTATTTAAGTGGACAATTCAATTTTAAAATATGATTAACGACGATTACAATGACCTTACCGATGTAAGTGGAGGACCCATGATAATGGGAGACTACACAGCGAGTGTCTTCCAACATGATGCTAGTGGTTTCTACAACTGGCAGCAAGATAACATTCCCTTATTGGATCTCCAGGAAAGGGAGGATTTCTTATTTAAAATGATAGGTGCTCCAACTTCCGCTGTTGAAGGGGTATCCTTTGTGTTATCTTCTACTACAGGACCTACTGGAACAAATATTTTTTCTGATATAGAGGATATTGTGGCTCGTTTACCTAAACGGATTACTTTTCCTATCTTAATTGAAATTTGTAAGTACGGTGATTTAGGGGAGTTACAACTAGAAGGGATTACTACTGAGAGAGATGGTTCTCTTCGGATTGTTAACCGACTGGGTGCTTACGCTGCTAACGCGAACCAAGTACAAACTAATGCTATAGATGCTACTTACTATGACACAGGAGATAAAAAAACTCCTCACCATGTAGAAGGTGACTGGTCAATGGTCTTTGATGCTTCTTGTGAAACTTTAAACGATTTATCTATTTATGATTTAGATTCTTGGGAGAATGAGAAAAAGGGCTACTATATGAAAGCTCCTGGTAAAGACGAAGATCAAGCAACAGACTTTGTTTACTTAGATATTGAGAGCTCGACTGAAAAAGCTACTACTGCTTGGACTGATATTGCAGGTACTCAAACAGCATACATGGAAGTTCCTTACGATTCTAATAGAGACTTATCTATTAGTGCCTTCGATCCTAACCCTTCCGTTCGTTCTGGGTG